TGTACGCATTATGGTCGCTGGTGACACCCTTACAGAAATTGACACCTACGCACGAGATAGCCATAAACAGCGTTTTCCAAAGCAATGGCTTCAATATCAGGCTACACAAGACTCTAGTAGCGAAATGATTGGAACGCCTGTAGAAGAATGGACTTTAATTAGCCAATCCCAAGCCCAAGAACTACGGGGCATCAAGTTTATGACAGTAGAATCCATCGCTAACGCATCGGACTTACAGCTTCAACGCATTGGCATGATTGCTGGTATGTCACCCCACGCCTTTAGGGATAAGGCTAGAACCTTTCTAAACCTTGCCGAAGAAACCGCAGAAGCCACAAAACGAACTGAAGAAATTAATCAGTTAAAGCAAGAACTTGCCAAAAAAGACGAGGAAACTGCTAAAATCAAGGCTGAAACTGATGCGAAGCTCGCCTTAATGCAAGAACAAATGGCGGCTGTACTTGCGGCAGTTGGTGAAAAGAAACCCCGCAAAAAGAAAGTCGTAGAGGAATCCTAATATGTCATCAACGATGCTCCAACTCGTTCAGCAAACAACGGCTGAACTAAACCTTGCTGTACCTACCTATGTGGCGGGTAATACCAATCAAGATGTGCAACAGGTTTTAGCCTTAATGAATCGTACTGGCTATGACTTGGTCAAGGAATATGATTGGCAAGGCTTACAGTTGGAGTATCGTTTTTACACCGATGCCGTAACTTTTGTAGGCGATACAGTTAGCGACCAAAGTTATAACATTATTGTTACTGGTGACGCTACAGCCCTAAATAGCAATTATTCCATTACAGGCACAGGCATTAACCAAGATACTTATGTATCCTCAGTAACCTTTAATGGCACTACTTCTACCATTGTAATGAGCCAATTAGCTAGTGGCACATACACAGGCGTTACCTTTACCTTTTCACAGACCAAATACCCCCTACCGAATGACTTTGAAGCCATTACGGACAATACGCATTGGGACAAGACGAAACATTGGCAGATGCTTGGCCCTGAAGATGCCCAACAATGGCAATGGCTAAAGTCGGGTTATATCTCGACAGGCCCACGCATTAGGTGGCGTATTTTAGGCGATAAGTTCCAAATTTGGCCACCATATAACACACAAGAGTATTTAGGCTTTGAATACCGCTCAAAAGGTTGGGCTAGAACTGCGACAGGAACAGTCATAAACAGCTTTGTTGCTGACACCAATACGACCATATTTGACGATACAGTTATGGTTTTAGGTACAAAACTTAAATATTTCCAAATCAAGGGATTTGATACTACTGCATTGCAACAAGACTATTTCCGCTATTTGAATGTAGCCAAAGCCAACGACAAGGGTTCTGCAAACCTCAGTTTTGCACCATACCCAACAAAGGTGCTTATTGGTTACGCAAATATCCCCGATACTGGCTACGGAACTTAATCTATGGCAGTTGCTCAACAACGAAGGGCAGTTACCGCTTCTGTGCCAGCCCCTATTGGTGGTTGGAACGCTAGGGATTCTGTTGCCGAAATGAACCCCCTAGATGCGGTGGTTCTTAATAATTTCTTTCCTACCCCATCACAGATACAGCTTAGAAAAGGCTATACCCAATACGCTACAGGCATTACTGGGCAAGTTGATACCCTAATGCAGTATTCGGGCGGCAATACAAGTAAATTTTTTGCTGCGGCTGGAAGCGTTATTTATGATGTTTCTACTACTGGTACAGCAACTTCTGTAGTATCGGGGCAAGGTAGCGATAGATTACAGTATGTCAATGTGTCAACCACAGGCGGTAACTTCTTAACGGCTGTTAATGGAACGGATGCCGCCCTTATTTATGATGGCACAAACTGGATTAAATACGCTACAACATCAACTGCCCAAACTATTGGTAGTCTTACATCATCAGGCACAACTTGTACTGTAATCACAAGTGCTGCACATGGTCTAGTCACAGGAAATCAAGTCACCATTACGGGTGCAAGCCCATCCCAATATAACGGAACTTTTAGAATTACTGTTACTAACGGCACGACTTTTACCTATACAGCACTTTCAGCCCCAGCTACTAGCCCTGCAAGCCCATTAGGGTCTTACACAGTCGCTAAATTCATTACTGGCGTTAATTCTAGTAACCTAATTCATGTTAATTTGCATAAAGACCGCTTGTATTTTGTAGAAAAAGACACTTTAAACTTTTGGTATCTAGGTGTAAATGCTATTAGCGGTGCTGCAACTTCATATCCATTAGGTGCTATTGCTCGTAATGGTGGTTACATCATGGCAATGGGTACTTGGACACTCGATGCAGGCTACGGAGTAGATGATTACGCTGTTTTTATCACCAATAACGGGGAAGCCATTGTTTTTAAGGGTTCTGACCCATCTGACCCTAACGATTGGGCATTAATTGGGGTATGGCAACTTGGTCAAGTCTTTGCTAGACGCTGTTTTTTCAAGTTTGCAGGCGATTTATTGCTAATTACCCAAGATGGCATAATTCCATTGGCTTCTGCCCTACAATCATCTCGTTTAGACCCCCGAATTAACATTACAGACAAGATTTACTACGCTGTAAGTGAAGCCGCAGACCTTTACAACGCAGAATTTGGCTGGCAAATCCACTATTACGCTAAACAGAATATGTTGATATTCAATATTCCTGTAATTGGCGGTCAACAACAGTATGTCATGCACAACATTACTAAGGCATGGGCTAGTTTTTCAGGTTTTAATGCCACTTGCTTTGAAGTCTATGATGAAAATATGTACTTTGGTGGTGATGGTTTTGTTGGAAGGTTTTGGGATGGGTTGTCAGACAATAATCAAAACATTAAGGCTTCTTGCCAACAAGCATATAGCTATTTTGACGCTAGAGGGCAGTTAAAACGCTTTACTATGGTACGCCCTATTCTTTTTACAGATAATGGCACACCATCCGTTTTATGCGGTATTAACACCGATTTTGATACCCAAAATAACATAGGACAAGTCAGTTTTAACCCTGCTTTAGTTTCTGTGGGTATTTGGGATACTTCTACATGGGATGACTTTGATTGGGGTGGTGGGAATACCATTTCTAAGCAATGGCAAGGCGTGACAGGCATAGGTTATGCAGCAGGAATTATCCTAAATATTGCATCGCAAGATATTGATGTTCGGTGGGCTAGTACAGACTATGTAATGGAGCGTGGTGCGGTTCTGTGAGAAAGGTTACTACGGAAAACCAAGCTAATTTATGTGCTTGGGTATCTGAGAAACTAGGTGGCAAAACACCACCCGAAACACGCTGTATTGGGCAAGAAATTGATGGTGTATTGCGGTCAGTAGTGTCTTACAACAATTTTGTGGGTAAATCGTGCAATATAAGCATAGCAAGCGAAGGTGATGGCTTTTTTAACAAAGATTACTTGTGGGCGATATTTGATTATCCCTTTAACAAATTGAATCTAAAGGTTATAATAGCCACAGTTGCGGGTAGTAATGAAAAATCCCGTAATATTTGCCGAAAACTTGGCTTTAAAGAAGTTGCTTTAATTGCAGATGCCCATAATCAGGGTGATTTGGTGATTTTTAGCATGAGGGCTGATGATTGTAGATGGCTACACTTAAACGCCCCTTTAAAGAAGGTATTAGGAGCTTAATATGAGTTTTGTTGGCAACGCAATTAGTTCAGTCGGAAATGTTGTGGGTGGCCTTTTAGGTGGTGGTAAACAATCTGCCCCACCGCCAGCACCCGATTACACAGGTGCAGCACAAGCTACAGCACAATATAACAAAGAAGCCGCTAGAGAAGCTGCTGCCGCCAATCGAATTAATCAAGTAACCCCTTACGGCAATCTTACTTATACCCAAGCTGGCGAAGATGCGTATGGCAACCCTATGTGGACTGCTACACAAACTTTAAGCCCTGCTCAACAGCAGATATTAGATTTAAGCAACAAATTAAGCATAGGCACAGGCGAACTTGGTGGCACAGCCCTTAAATATGTAGGTCAACAATTAGATAAACCTTTTGACTTAAATCAATTACCAAGTCTAGGTATTAACCCTAGTGAAACTTACACAGATGCTTATTTGCGTAGGCTAGCTCCATCTATGCAACAAGGTCGGGACAGATTAGAGCAACAATTAGCTAATCAAGGTATTCAAATTGGTTCAGAAGCCTATGACCGAGCAATACGAAATTTTGAGCAAAAACAAAATGATTTAATGCTTGGTGCAACTACACAAGGTTTTGATGTAGGTCAAAGAGCTAGAGCAGCCCGTTTTGGTGAACTTGCTTACCAACGCAATGAGCCATTAAATGTATTAAGTGCTTTGCGTAGCGGTTCTCAAGTAACCCCACCAAGTTTTATTAATGCTCCTATGCAAGCTACAACTGCTGGCCCTGATTTATTGAGTGCTGCACAAGCACAAGGGCAATACAATTTAGGTGGTTACAACGCTAATTTAGCAAATCAATCGGCAATGACAGGGGGTTTATTTAACTTAGCAGGTGCAGCATTGATGTCACCAACAGGTACATTTACTGGGCCAACTGGGTTATTTTCTAAAGCAGGTAGTTTATTTTCAGACATTCGCCTAAAAGAAAACATTAAACCTGTAGGTGTAATGCCTAACGGCTTGACCTTATATAGCTTTGAATATGTTGATGAGATTAAGTCACACCCATTAGCAGGCGATGGAGTCCATGTTGGGGTTATGGCACAAGAAGTAGAGCAAGTATTCCCGTATGCCGTTACTACACTAGATGACGGCTATAAAGTCGTTAATTACGGCTTATTACCATAGGAATTAATATGGCAACATTTGACCCAAACAACCCCTATCAGCAAGAAGTTCTTGGCTTAGACCGCCAACGCCAACTATCCCAAATGCTATTGCAACAAGGGATGCAACAACCTCAAGGACAAATGGTTAGTGGGCGTTTTGTAGCCCCTGCCATTACAGAGCGTTTAGCTAACCTATTGAGCGTTTATGGCGGTCAAAAAGGTTTGGCTGATGTTGAAAAGAAACAACTAGAACTTGCTCAAAAAATTAGAAATCAAGAAGCACAAGACATCAATAAGTTTTTTGAATATCAATATGGCAAAGGTTCTGAAGTTGCTCCGCAAGGCGATACATTGGCTGGCGAAATGATTAATGCCCCTATGGAAAGAAACCCACAAATGGCTTATCAAATTGCTGCACAGTCACAAAGTCCTATTTTGCGTCAACAATTAGCAGAAATGCTTAAAGGCAGAACAGTTAAAGAAGGTGAAACTTACTATCGCTACAACCCAATTAAAGGCGTTGAAGAACCTGTGCTACAAGGTGGTCTAACTTTGCCATCTGACCTTAAATCAGTAGCTATTCGTTTAGGTTTGCCAACAGATTCAAGCAAGTGGACTGATGAACAAAGAAAGCTTGTTGACATAACAGCAAAAGCAGAAAAAGGCCCACCAGTAACCAATTTAACTGTAAATACTGGCAAAGCATATACAGGTGCATTTGGTGAAGGAATAGCAAAAGAAGATTTAGGCAAATACAGTATTGCTGAAAAAGCCCCAGCTATTTATCAAAACGCTTTAAATACTGAGCAATTATTAAATAAAGGTGCAATTACAGGTTTGGGTGCAGAATACAAACTTAATCTTGCAAGAGCATTTAATGTTGCTGGTGCTAACAATAATGAAATTATTAAAAATACTGAACAACTAGTTGCAAATCGTGGTCAGATTGTTCTTGATTCTATTAAAGCTTCAGGGCTTGGTGCGGGTCAAGGATTTACTGATAAAGACCGACAATTTTTGGAAAAAGTTAAAGGTGGCACTATTGAACTTAACTCCAATACTCTGCGTGAATTGGCTAGAATTGAAAAATCCGTTGCACAGTCCGCTATTGATACATGGAATAAGCGTTTACCAAATATTCCTAAAGAAGCTATACAAGGTACTGGCATTGGCCCTATTCAGTTGCAAAGCGGTGGCAGAGTTGTTGATTTTAATAGTTTGCCAAAATAAGGACAGATATGGATGTAAGGATGCCTGACGGCACAGTTATTACAAATGTGCCTGACAATCTGACTCAAAGCGAAATTCTTGCTAGATATAACAGAATGCAAGGAAATGCTGAACCACAGGCATCTGTGCAAGTTTCTGCACCTACTGAGCCTGTTTTAGATGAATATCCACAATGGGCTTCTACTGCTGGTGGTGCTGCAACAGGTCGCCCAAGAATGATTGACAGAACCAATATTCAATCTACTCCTAGACCTTTAGAATCATTTACTGCTGGAACTATTAAAGGCGGTATTGTTGACCCAATATTGGGAACTGCTCAATTGGTTACAGGTGGCAATTTAGGTACAAGTGACTTAGCACAACAAGTTGGGCAACAATTTTCACCATATCAACAAACTAATCCCACAGCATTTGGTGGTGGTCAAATTACTGGAGCTTTAGCACCATCAGGATTAATTTATAAAGGCGTTCAAAAAGGAATTGGTATGTTACCAAGTTTTGAGCGTCTAGCACCTACTTTTGGTTCTTTGGCAACCAATTTTCCAAAATCGTACCAAGCTGGTAGAGCCGCTATTGGTGGTGCTACAACCGCTCCAATTATAGGAGCAACTACACCTATAGAAACAGGTGAAACAGGTCAACAGTTTTATGAACAAAAGGCTGAAAGATTGCCTATGGATGTAGCTTTAGGTGCTGGTGGCGGTGCATTAGGTGAGCGTTTTGCAGCAATGCTTAGACCTAGAATTAAACCTGAAGTTCAACAACTTGTTGATAAAGGCGTAAATTTAACACCTGCACAAATAACAGGCGGTTATCTTAAATCTTTTGAAGATAAAATGACATCAATTCCTATTATTGGGGATGTTATTAATTTTGCTAGAACTAAAGGCATAGAAGAATTTAACAAAGCTGCTTTTAAACAAGTGCTTGAACCAATTAAAGGAAAAGTGCCCGATAATGTTGGTCGAGAAGGCGTAAGGCTTGTCAAAAAAGAAATTACAAACGCTTACGATGAAGTATTGCCTAAAATTACTTTTGTTCGTGATGCTGATTTAGAAACAAAATTGGCTAATGTTGGTTCTCAAATAGATGGTTTAACTACCGACAATGCCACAAAAGTAACTAATACTGTAAATAAAATATTGAATGACTACACCATAGATGGAAAAATTGAAGGCAAAACATTCAAAATAGTAGAAGAAAAACTTGGCAAATTAGCCAAACAATTTGGAAGCTCAGGTAATACGGATGAGCGTCTAATGGGTGAAGCCTACCAAAAAATGATTGGCGATATTCGTGAATCATTGGCAAGAAACAACCCCGAATATGCAGAAAGATTGGCAAATATTAATACCGCTTTTTCAAGGTATGCTCGTATTCGTGCTGCTGGTTCTATGGCAAACACAACAGAAATGTTTAGCCCAGCACAACTTTCGGCTGCTGTTAGAAGAACTGATATTTCTTCAGGCAAAGATAAATATGCTACTGGCACAGCAATCATGCAAGATTTGGCTGATGCGGCAGAAAAGGTTTTACCTAATAAATATCCTGAATCAGGCACAGCAGGGCGTTTATTGACACCTTTTGCAATAGGTGGTGCTGGTGGAGCAGCAGCAAGCGGTTTAATAAACCCATATGTTGCAACAGCATTAGGAGTTGGAACTCTGCCTTATTTTGCTAGGGGAGCAACCACATCTTTAATGGCTAGACGACCTGAATGGGCACAACAATTAGCCGATACAATTCGTAGTGGTTCGCCATTTTTAGGTGGAGCATCCGCTAAAATTCAAAGTACGGAGAATCAAAAATGAGTAGAAACGGGTCAGGGGTCTATACACTCCCAGCAGGCAATCCAGTAGTTAGCCAAACTATTATCTCGTCAACATGGGCTAATAACACCATGAATGACTTGGCTTCTGCTATGACGGATTCGGTAGCGGCAGATGGTCAAACCCCAATGACAGGGCCATTAAACATGAACAGTAATAAGGTTACAAACCTTGCTACTGGCACAACTAGTAATGATGGTATTAATTACGCCCAATTTAACACCCCTACTTTTGGCGGTGCGGTTACTTGTTCTTCTACCCTAACAGTCGTTGGTGATGCTTCTTTTAATAGCACAGGGCAAATTAAGCTACCAAATGGAACGACTGCTCAACGCTCTGCTACCCCTGCTGTGGGTTCGGTACGCTATAACACTAGCCTACAGCAATTTGAGGGATATTCAACCTATAGTGGCCAAACTATCAGTTCTATTACTAATGTTGGAACTACCGCTACTTTAACGACTACAACGGCTCATAACCTTGTTTCAGGCACATTTGTTCAAGTTAGCGGTGCTACTCCAAGTGCTTATAACGGGGCTTTTAGTATTACAGTAACAACCCCAACTGCCTTTACTTATGTTATGGCTACTGACCCTGCTGCATCGGCAAGCGTTGTAGGCTCTTATATTGTTGGAAAATGGTCACAAATTGGCGGTGGAGCAACAGGTAATGGCGGTGACCAAGTATTTGTGGAAAATAGCCAAGTCGTAACGGCTTCTTATCAAATTCCTGTGGGAAGGAACGCATCGACTGTTTCACCCATTACAATTAATGGTGGTGTCGTAGTAACTGTTCCTAGCGGTAGTCGCTGGGTCGTTTTATAAGGAAAATATATGTCTATTGTCTTATTAGGCTCAACTAGCGGAAGTGTTACGCTACAAGAACCAGCCGTTGCTGGCTCTACGACCTTAACCTTGCCAGCTACAACTGGAACTGTTGTAGTCGGTTCTTCTGCTGTATCTGCCGCAGGGCAAATACCATTTTCTACAGATGGTTCTACTTATACACCAACCGCTAAGATTGTTAGTGGTACTGCCGTAGCTTCTACAAGTGGTACTTCTATTGACTTTACTAATATTCCATCTTGGGTTAAGCGAATTACTGTAATGTTTAGCGGTGTTTCAGTTAGTGGCACAAGCAATACACTTGTTCAACTTGGAACATCAGGTGGTATTGTTTCTACTGGATATGTTTCATCTGCCTCAAATCAAGGTGGCACAACTGCTTCATCAACGGCTGGATTTTTAATAAATTCTCAAACAGCCGCAACTGATACATTTTCAGGAATTTCTTTATTTACCAACATTACTTCTACAAATTGGGTTTATGCTGGTACTGGCAAAAGAACAACTAACGCACTTGCTTATGGCGGTGGTGATGGGGCTATTGGTGGTGTTGTTACTCAACTTCGCATTACTACAGTAAATGGTACAGACACATTCGATGCTGGCACTATTAACATTTTGTATGAATAAGGAATAACTATGTTCTTTACATACGCACACTACAAACCTGAAGGCGGTCTTTTCTACATTGGAAAAGGCAAGCGTAGGCGTGCTTATGCAATGGATAGCCGTAATTCGCATTGGCAAAATATTGTTAATAAACATGGCAAACCCCATGTAGAGTTATTAGCTCGTTGGGATACTGAACAAGAAGCGTTTGAACACGAAAAAGTGTTGATTGCTTGTTTTAAAGATATGGGTTACGAATTAGCTAATAAAAGTTTGGGCGGGGAAGGAAGTAGTGGTTATAAGTTTACAGACCAACAGAAAAATAATTTATCCAACGCACATTTAGGTCAAGTAGCATGGAATAAAGGTTTAAAAGGCGTGCAAACAGCTTGGAACAAAGGACAAAAAGCACATCCAAATGCTTACAAAGCATTAGTTAAAAAAGTTACTTGCCATAAATGTGGAAAAGTTGGTCAAATTGGTGTAATGAAAAGATTTCACATGGATAATTGTGGAATTGTAAATGCTTACCCAGCAAGAGTTACTGTAGATGGAAACCGAATTCAAATCGGTAGATTTAAAACAAAGGAAGAAGCAAAAATGGCACAAATTAATTATTACAAGGAGCATTCCTTATGAGCGTTACATTAAATGCAAGTACTAGCTCAGGGCTGGTTTCCACAGCAGATACCTCTGGAACAATCGAACTACAAAGTAATGGCACTACTAAATTAACAGTAGCTTCTACTGGTGCTTATGGTCAATTAGTAAGTGCTACAGCACAGGCATCTACTTCAGGCACAAGTATTGATTTTACTAGTATCCCTAGTTGGGTAAAACGGATTACTGTTATGTATAGCAATGTATCTACAAGCGGAACATCTAATTATTTGGTTCAAATTGGTTCAGGCTCTGTCACAACAAGCGGTTATACAGGCCAAGCAAATAGTGGGGCTGGTATATCAGGAAACTCAGCAGGTTGGATTGTATGTAACAACATTGGGTCAGGAAGCAACCATATTGGGGCAGTAACAATATTATCATTTGGCTCAAATATATATATTCAAACAGGTCTTGTGGGTTCTGCAACTAATTCGGCTTCAATGTCTACTTGTGAAGGGGCTGTTACATTAGGTGGAGTATTAGACCGAGTACGCATTACCACAGTCAATGGCACAGATACTTTTGACGCAGGTTCAGTCAACATTCTTTACGAGGGCTAATATATGACACACAGAATCGTTGTAGATGTACAAACAGGCGAAGTAACTCAAGTAGAGTACACAGCAGAAGAACAAGCCGCTTACGATGCCGCTATTGCCGCACAAGCACAAGAAGCACAACAAGCGGAAGCATCTGCTGTAGTAGAAGGAGCAAAATAATGGCTATCGTACTTGACGGCACAACTGGTATTAGCAGTATTGGCACTTTAACTGGTGTTACCAGCATTAGTTCTGCTTCTGCGGATACTCCTGTAATTCTTGGTGATAGTGGAACAAACTACAACACTTGCCGAGCATGGGTGAACTTTAATGGAACTGGAACTGTAGCGATTCGTGCAGACTTTAATGTAACTTCTATTACTGATAATGGTACAGGCGATTACACAATCAACTTTACAAATGCTATGCCCGATGCAAATTATTCAATAGTTGCGACTTGCGAAGATAATACAAAAATATCTCAATATAGTGCCGCAACAGTATTAGCTGCTTCAGTTAGAGTAAGAGTTAGAAATTTATCAGGAACAGATACTGATGTTTCTGTTATTTGTGCCGCAATCTTTCGCTAAAGGACAACTATGAACCAAAGAATAATTTTCCCCAATGACGAAGGCGGTGTATCTATCCTGATTCCTTCACCAAATTGGCAAGGCACTATGGAAGAACTAGCCGCAAAGGATGTGCCTGCTGGTAAACCATACAAAATTGTGGATGTTGCTGACATTCCTACCGATAGAACTTTTAGAGCAGCTTGGGAGTATTAAGAATGATTACAATTAACTTTGACAAAGCTAAAGCTATCACCAAAGACCGATTGAGGGCAAAGAGAAAGCCTTTATTGGAAGCTCAAGATGTAGCGTTTCAACGAGCATTAGAAAGCGGTGCTGATACATCTGCGATTGTGGCTGAGAAACAGCGTTTGCGTGACATTACTAAGTTGGTTGATGACGCAACCACCCTTGATGAACTTAAAGCCCTAAAGGTGTAATTATGTTTATCATTGATTGGGTATTCGATAAGATGGGCTATACACGAAAAGTGCATTGGCTTACTGTGCTAAATTCTTGGGAAGGTGAAGTTAAAGCCACGCCCAAAAAACCTGCGGTTAAAAGAAAACCTGCCGTCAAGAAAACTCCTACTAAAACTGTTAGGAAAAAAAATGGCTAACGAAATTGAAAAAGAAATCGTCAAAGAAGCCATTAAAGAGTGGTTAAACGAGAAAGTAACGCAGTTTGGTTGGTTCTCTATACGAACATTGTTTTATGTCTTTGTAGCTGGTTTAGGCTATGCTTACCTAACTACTCATGGGTGGTCTTTGCCAAAATGAAACTATGGAACTTCACGAAGGGATTAAAACCCTAACTAGTAACCTTGATACAAGCCGAGCAAGTGCTAAAGAGCTTTCTAAAAGTATTGAGAATGTACAAAAAGAAGCCACCGATGTTGCAGTACAAAGGAACATAGATAGACGCAGAGAGTTACGAGAAAACGAAGTACGCAAAGAGTTATTCCTAAAACGGGTATTAATTCAATGGGAACACGAAGAACGAGTTAGACGAGAAGAAGCACAGATTAGGTCAGATTTTCTAAAAAAGTATGGCAAACGATGGGCAGAAGTCGAAGCCCTAAAAGCTAAGTTAGAGAAGCAAGAAAAAGAGTTTCAGAAAGAATTTAACAAAGATTTAAACAAGGCTAGAAATGCACAGTTTTGGTGTTTTGCAATAGCTGGCGTAATAGCTTATTTTTTAGTATGGGGTTATAAATAATGTTTCCAT